TGGTTTGACACCAAGCAACTCCCTCATCTTTTTCTGGATGGGGATAACTTTGTAATCATGTGTGCACTGCCTGTAGAGCATTCCAACCTTTCCACCAGGACGCGCCGCGAATAGTGGTGGATTTGGTACCCTTCCGGCGAAAGACTTCCATTCCTCATTAGATCCCTTTACTGGATTGGCTGCTCTGATAAGATCTTCTCTTAAATTACTTCTTTCTACCGTGTAAATAGGACAAATTGTAATGGCTTTCTTGAGATATTCCACGTGCTCATAGACAAAGGATGGTTCCCATCCAGTGTCAGCGAATATCATGCAGTCCGGTTTGTGCTTCGTCAGTCCTTCTTGCGCCATGAGTGCGAGACAGGATGACTGAACCCCTGCCCCGAGCGATAATACTCGCATTGCTGGCTCTTTTTCGTTTCCTTCCTCGTCCTTGTAGACTGGCTCATGTGTTGCCGCAACCGCCGCCATGTTGTTGAGCTTCTTGCGGTCAACTTTGTGAGACATTTCTTCCAAAAGCTTTCTTCTCTCATACTCCATCTGCTCCTGATTTATTGCAAATCCTGGCTTGGTAGGGCTGTTACTATAACCCTTTCTCTTTTTTCCCTGTTCTCTATAGCCTACTCTATTCATTATTTCTTCCTATATTATATATCATTTTATCCTTTAAATCAATCATTTTGCATGACCCCAGCTTTGATTAACTTTATACTCTACTTTGGAAGGAACTTCAAGCGCTACGCAGGTCTCCATGATTTCCTTGATTTTTTCTCCCTCTTCTCTACTCTTAACACTGCAATTCAGCTCATCATGCACTTGTATGAGAGGAATTACTCCTAATTTATCATATATATCAACCATTGCTTTCTTAGTTTGATCTGCTGCAGATCCCTGAATCAATCTGTTAAGGGCCTTATAAGTTCCAGCTCTCTTGACTGTTGTATACTCTGCTTCTGCTTGTTTTAAAGGAAGCGCTTTATGAAATTCCCTAGTGAACCATGAAGGTTCATATAAATCGAACCTGCATTTTCTGCCAAGAAGTGTTCTAATAGTACCAACGGCACTAGCCCTATTCATCACATCTTCCAGCATTTCTTGCATGAAAGGAACTTTAATTCTAAATTCTTTTAAAATATTCTTTGCCTCTAATGGTGTAATATCCAAATCAACAGCCATTTTTTTGTATCCCATCCCATACATTACTCCTAGACCTATAGTTTTTGCCAATTTTCTAGGAATACCGGCCATATCAGCAGTCTGTTGATGGAAATCCAAGTCTTTTTCCTTGTAGGCTTGTTGAACCTCATAGGCTCCATCATTTTTGTTAAGAACAGCAAAGTGGGTTAAAAGCCTAGGTTCTTGTTGCGAATAATCAGCTGACAGCCACTCTTCCCCTTCCTCAGGAAGAAAAATCTTTCTTATTTCCACACCCATCTCCCCACGAATAGGAATTTGCTGAAGATTAGGATAATACATGGAAAATCTTCCTGTAACTGTTCCACCCGTATCACTTCTAATTTGATTTATATGGGCATGAATTTTACCATTGTGTATATATTTTGCAATTCCATCTATGAATGTTCCTTGTAATTTATTAAATCCACGTGCCTTAGTAATAAGTCTAGGAAGCTCATGATCGTGTGTCTCCATAAATGTCTGAGTAAAGCTTGGAGCATCTGTCTTTTCTGTTCTAGAATATTCCAGATTAAGTGCGTCGAATGCCCTTGCAACTGACCTAGCTGACCACAGGTCCACGTAAAATCCTGTTAGATCTTTCACTCTTTTTAGAATTTTCTTCTCCTTGTTCTTGAGTTTATCCTTTAAAGACATTGCTTTTGTCATATCAACCCTGACACCTTTCTTTGTCATGTTAAATATGACATTAATAAGGCGGCATTCTATGTCATATATTCCTTGAAGAGAGTCTCTTTCTATCTCAACCTTTAATCTTTCATGCAGTTGAATAGTTAGCCTAGCATCAGCTTCTGCATATTCTCCTACGAACTGTGCATTCATCTTGTACATCTCACTCTTGGGGTCCAACCCCAATTCAGCTGCAGCTTTCTTAAGTGTTGCCTCATTCTTGAACTCTCCTAGGTACTGAGATACTATGCTATTCAATGTATACGAGAATCTATTTTCATCAATAAGAGCTGCTGCAATCATTGTATCATGTATATATCCTTTAACTTCTATTCCTAATCTCCATAGCCATCCAATATCATATTGTGCATTATGAAACACTTTATCTATTGAACCGTCTTCACATATAGATTTAATATATTTTAGGACAGTTTTCCTGTCCATATTTCCACCACCATCATGATCAATAGGGTAATAGGCACTGAATTGACCATCAGATATGGCAATGCCTATGACCTTTCCTATTCCTTTAGCCCATCCTGGGCCCATTGTCTTCAGATCCGTATCACAGGTTTCCAGGTCAATAGCCACTACGGAGTGGCCCTTCATGGACGGAAATTCAGTAGGATGAACCCACTCTGATTTTATTGTATTGGCAAACATAAATTCATCTTGTTTCATTTTTTATATCCCTATTAATTTTTTTGACATATTTTCTAGTGATTTCCCCCATAATCTCCCCACGAGATTTCTTCGGAGTATATTTATCTTCTAAAAGTAATTCAGCGTAGTGGATAACTTTTTCCACATCCTGTTTTCCTCCTTTAATACTGTGCCTAGTAATATACTTGACAATGTTTCCTTCATACCAACCAAGCTTATTCTTGACGATATAATGACTGGGTTGAATCGCCATTCTTTTATAGTGATCCCCACCTACTTGTTTCTTATGGGCATTCATATTTCAAACCCCCCATAACTTTGTGAATCTACTATATGTAGTTGTCTCTTTGCGCGCGTAACTGCTACATAAAAAGCCCTATTGGTATCATCGGGGTTAATTGCCATTTCCTCTTGGTTGGCAGGCGATAGATCTGTTAAAAGCATAACATTGTCACACTCACCACCCTTCGCCATGTGGATAGTGCTCAAGCTTATATTAGGTTCGGTAGATAAAGTTGGATTAATTTTTTCTAAAGACTTTATATAGTTGATATTTCTGGACCCTATTTTTTCAAATACTTCATCCCAGTGCTCACTTGTAGTGCATAAACCATGATACATGGTTAGTTGTTCTAAGTCATAAGTTTCATCTTCATTTAATGATTTCAAACCTTTGTAACCGTGTTCCACCCCAGTCTTGGTTGGGAGATAGCTGTAAATATACCCTACTTCCTCATACGAAAGATTTTCACCTTTTTGTAATTTTTTCCACGCATCCACTGCTGATAAAATTTCTTTCTCCACTGGAAGCTTGTTTTTTATTTTATAAGGCAATCCCTTGTACTGTAAATCTTCCTCAATTTCCTTAAACATATAACCGCAAGTTGCAAGAACTAGCCATTTGCCACTACTCAAATCAACTGAGTCAGCGAATGAATGCAGTTCCACAATTCCTTTTTCTTTTCTTGGGTACCATATCTTTTCTCTTCTATTGCCGATGCGACTCACTATTGAAGCTGCAACTTTATGCACAGCTTGTGGGCACCTGTGTGAGTGCTCTAATGTTTTAACTTTTCCTTCAAGATTAATAAAATATTCTATATCCGCACCAGCCCACCTGTATATTGCCTGGTCATCATCACCACTGATATAAACCCTCTTTGCATTTTTCCATATTTTCTCACACATATTCCATTGCAATCTGGTAAGATCCTGTGCTTCATCTATGAAGACCACTTCTAACTTAGGTGTGGGCCCAAATTTTACCCACTGGGTAAGCATATCTGTGAAATCATATTTGTTGTTTTTGTGTTTGAATTCTTCCAATGATTTGGATACCTTAAGCAGATCATATAGATCAAAATTAAAGCTAGAGGCATGATAATATTCATCTAGTTCCATGCATTTAGTTCTAGCTTTATTTATTTCTCTGATAAATTTATTGTCAGTGTGAATGATTCCTGTGTCTTCCCAATCCTGTGTTACATATTCCAAATCAATTCCATATAGGTCAGCCATCTTTCTATAATCTGCTATTCTCATTACTTCAGAATTATTCATTCCTAGTTGCCGTTTTCCAAACGCATGGAGAGTACTGAAATAAGGAAGATCGTCTTCGGTTAAATTAAACTTTTCCTGCGCCCGTTGGGATGCTTCATTTGCTGCTCTCGTAGTGAAAGTAACGAATGCTATCTCTCCTGGATCTGCAGTCTTTTCCTTTAGTTCCCGGTCCATGATCCGCAGTAGGTTCTCCGTCTTACCTGTGCCGGGTGGTCCTAGTATGATGTTAATTTCTGGCATGGCGTTCCTTATATACTTTTAGTATTTTTTTGCAGTCTTCAGGTGAAACGGCTCCTTTTGTGGCATTGAATTCCCACGAGCAGAACACTATGTTGTCCTCCTGGTATGGTAAGTTCGGGTCAATACGATCCATTGATATGTTTGTTTTTGTGCCTCCGTGTCCGCTGTGTCCTCTTCCGCGAAATCTGATGGTTGTAAGCTCAACACCCGTGTATATGCAGTAAGGTCCGCCGAGAAGTCTCTTCTGCTTTTCCCACAATTTCAAGAGATGATATTTACCCTTGATTCCGTTATTAATTTGTACTTTCCTGTTCGGCGCGTATTTTTTCATATGTTCCGGTGAACATCTCTTTTTCATGGTGTTCCATATCTCAGAGAAAAATCCTTTTTCAGTCCGCAACCACTGCTCATCCCACATGGGTTTCATTTTTTTAATATATGCTAAAGACTCTTTAGAACGGCATGGCGCCTTTTTCTTTTTAAAAAACATTGAATTCCTCCTTTGATTTTACTTCATGTTCGTCTTCCTGCTTCTCAAAAGATGGAATGCCCCATACATTCACACCCCTTCCTTTTATCTTAAAAAACTTCTGCGCTTTTTCTACATTCCATCCTGGAATGACATCCTGCAACGCCGCTATGATCTGTCCGCTGTTTCCATAGTGATTGAACCTGTTCCTTATAAGATGTGCGTGCAAGTCCTTGAGCCTGAAGTACGTCGTG